TGACAACGGAAGCATCATTGATGGCGAGTCCACGACTGGTGATGTTGCTCGCGGTGATAGGCGGTCATGTGTTCTTCTTGATGAGTTCGCGGCTTTCGCCGCGGGTGATGATTACCGAGCCCTCTCGTCCACGCGGGACGTTACGCCGTCGAGAATATTTCTTTCGACGCCAGCGGGGGCCTCGAATGCGTTCGCCACGGTCGCGAAGAACCCCGCCGTTCGGCAAGTGAGACTGCACTGGGCTGAACACCCGATCAAGGGCAAGGACAAGTACATCGATCACAAGGGTCGAACCAGATCCCCTTGGTATGACAAGGAGGTCACTCGGTGTTCTTCTCCGATCGAAGCGGCCCAAGAACTCGATATCGACTTCGCCGGTTCGGCTGGTGCGTTCTTTGATCACGAGAAACTGGATCAGGTCGCCCGGAAGCACGTTCGGCCTCCCACGATGAAGGGGGAATTGGATCACGATGACCTCAAGTCCCCCGCGTTCAACAAAGACATGAACGGGAAACTGATGCTCTGGTTCACCCCGGACACTTCCGGGGGGACTCCTCGGGATCGCCGGTACTACATTGGCATCGACATCGCGGCGGGCACGGGTGCTTCGAATTCCTGTCTCTCGGTCGTAGAATCAAAGACTTACGAGAAGGTCGCAGAGTTCGCATCGCCCGATCTTCGGCCAGACAAGTTGGCGAAGTATGCCGTCGGTCTCGCGAACTGGTTCAAGGGTGACAATGGGCAGGCTGCCCAGTTGGTGTGGGAAGCCCATGGTCCGGGCCGGATCTTCGGCGATGCAGTGCTTGAGTACGGCCACCGTGAAATCTGGTATCGACGAACAGAGAATACCGTTGACAGATCCCCGACTCGACTGATGGGTTGGATTCCCACCCGTGACAGTAAGCAGGCCCTTCTTGGTCGGTATCGCAAGATGCTGTTCAACGAGGAGTTCATCAATCATTCTCGCGAAGCCATCGATGAATGCCGCGAGTTCGTGTACGACTCTTCCGGTGGGATTGAACACTCCTTGTCCATCAATGCTCAGGACAAGAGCGGTGCCCGTTCCAACCATGGCGATCGTGTGATCGCTGACGCTCTGGCTTGCCTCGCGTTGGGTGGCAACAGAGCGATTATGATTCCAAAGACCCAAATCCTCCCCGGTTCGATTGCTTGGCGTAGGAGGGAAGATTCAAGGCGTCGGCTTGCAGAGAGGAATGTTCGATGGAAATGAACGAAGACTTCCACCGTCTGAGAACCGCATTCGAGTTCTCCCGTGACAAGATGACCCCGTTCCGGCAACGCCGGTTTCAGGCAATCAAGTCGTATGTTGGCGGAAACTACGGCGATGGTCAGGGGGAAAAGGCCCACCCGGTCAACCTTCTCCAGATGGCGATCGGTATCTATCGACGCAACTTGGCTGCACGGCGACCGACCGCCAAGGTTCGGGCCGTACGCAAGGAACGTCGTGGCACGGCCAAGAAGGCCGAGATGATGCTGAACTACATCTTGAAAGAGATGCGGTTCGAGGAGTCACTGTCAAAGGTCGTCCTTGACGCACTGTTCTCTGTTGGTGTCATGAAGGTTGGTCTGACATCCGGCAAGGCTTCGGAGTTGAACGGGATTCTTCACGACGCCGGGCTTCCCTTCGCCGACTGCATTGACCTCGACGACCTTGTCATTGACATGCGTGCGAAGTCTTGGGAGACCATGCAGTTCATCGGTAACCGATTCACGGTTCCGAAGGAAATGGCACTGGACTCTGGCCTGTACGACTTCGGCCGAGACGGGAAGATGGTCTCTGAGTCCAGAAGTTCGATGTACAACGAGTACGGCGACACCAAGGTTGAGTCCGTGTCACGATCGACCGACTCGCCGTTCGAGGACACCCGGGCCACTCCCGTTCTTGAGATGTGGGAAATCTACCTTCCCTTCGAGGGTCGAGTTCTCACCTTCTGCTGCGACGACCAAGGCGTCCCGATGTTTGAAAGAACCATCCGGGAGGTCGAGTGGGATGGTCCGGAGTACGGCCCGTACCACATCCTTTCGCTCGAAGACGTGCCCGGGCAGATCATGCCCTTCGGCCCGGCCGCTTCGCTTGTCGATCTCAGCGACGCAGCCAACCGAACGATGCGGAAGTTGGTCAGGCAGAACGACCGGGCCAAGACCGTGGGGATCGTTGCAGCAGGAGCCGAGGATGATGGCGAACGGATCATCGCCGCCAGCGACGGGGACATGATCCGGAGCGACAGGCCAGAGGCGACCCGGGAACTGAAGTTCGGTGGTGCCGAGCAGGGCAGTCTTGCCTTCCTCCTGCAACTTCGAGACATGTTCAACTACGTCGGCGGCAACCTCGACACCATCGGTGGCCTGAGTTCCGTTGCGGACACGCTGGGTCAGGAAGAACTGATCAAGCAGTCTTCGAGCCAGAAGGTTCAGGACATGCAGGCCCGCGTGACCAAGTTCACTGGGGATGTTGTCAAGGCTATTGGTCTTTGGGCTTGGTATGACCCGGCTCGAACCTACGAGTTGACAGAGGATCTCGGCGGCACGGGTATCGAAGTTCAGATCCCGCTCAAGCCGAAGGATCGCAAGGAGTCGGAGTTCTTTGATCTTGAGTTTTCGATCCAGCCGAGCAGTCTTCAGGAAACCACTTCGGCTGACCGGGTTCAGACGATGTCGAACCTGATGAACAACATGCTGATGCCCATGGCTCCGAACCTGATGCAGCAGGGGATCCAGATCGATGTGCCTGCCTACATCGCTCACATGGCAAGCCTGACCGGGGTTGAGGAGGTGGCGGACTTGATTACGCCAATGGGTTCTCCTCTTGACCCTCAGAACCTTCTGGGTATGGTCAACACCGAGCCTCAGGGCGGTAAGTCTCCCGTGACAAAGCGTGAGTATGTCAGGCGAAACGTGCCGACTGGCGGAACCCGGGCGTTCCGGGACAACGCTATGAGCCAGATGCTGATGGGTGCCAACCCGAGCCCGGGTGCAGAGGCACTTGACCAGCCCCAGCAAGGACCACTTGGCTGATGCCCCAGTACCACTACAAGAACAAGAAGACCGGCGAAACCACAAGTATGGTCATGACCATCAGTAAAATGATGGAACGTCAGGGTGACACTGATGACATCGTGATCGACGGAGAATCGTGGACCCGGGACTATGGTGCCGAGGGGAAGACCCGTGTGTCAACGGCCAAGGGCTGGCCTATGTATAGTGACGGGCTGGGAACCCACCCGGATATGGTCAAACAGACTCAGGAAGACCTGAGGGCCAAGGGGTGCGGGCATGTCGAGTTCACTTCCGACGGCAGGATGAAACTAGAAAACAATGCCCAGCGTCGCAAGATCCTCAAGGCTACTGGCCGAGCAGACGGGAATGGATATGACTGACTCAGAAACAGAACGAAATGAAACGCCTCGTCCTACGTTCAATCATCGGGATCCTTACGAGGCCCCGCTGATGGACGAGACTCCGACCGAGTCCGAGGCTCCTCCTGAAGAAACCAAGCCAGAGCCAGAAACTCCGGTGGCACCAGATTCCTCAACCGACGAGGGCGATGAACTCCCGCCCGCCAATCCGGTTGAGATGAAAGAGGCTTTGTCGGAATACATCGACGAAGAACTCGCCACCAGCGTCAAGGCACTGGTTGAGAAGGTGGCAGGGCTTGAGACGCAACTCCAGCAGGAGCGTGTCAAGACCGAGAAGGCCACCGTGGCGGCGAAGACCGCTGACAAGTTTGCCTCTGTCTGGGAATCAGAGAGTGGCAAGTACGGGGATGTCCTGAAGGCCGATGACGCCCAGTCACGAATCACGGATGCGATTGACACGATCCGGGTTGGTTACGAGGCAAAGGGCAAGGATGTCCCAGATGACACCGCACTCTTCGAGAAGGCGGTGTCAATGGAGTTCGGAGCCTCGATGGTCGAGGCCCGTGAACAACAAATTCTCGACCGTGTCCAGAGTCGCCAGAATCAATTCGTCAGCCGTGCCCAAACGACTGGCAAGTCCGCAATCAACGAACGTCCCGAAGATCGGGCCGCCCGTGCAGTTGCAAGGATGATGGCAGACCGCGGAATCAGTCGATAGCAAGGGAGGTAGACAGCCATGTCTATCAATGCTTCTGATCTCGGTGACCTGATCACCACGACCCAGAAGGAACTCGGTGAACTCAAGTACACCGATCTTTCCACCGACCTTCAGTACCACGTCGCCCTGAGCAAGTTGTTTCAGGAGTCGTCGGTTTCGTACGAGGCTGGCCCCTCGATCCAGTGGAACCTGATGACGGA